ATTCAGATGAAGATATGTTAGAGGAATTTTTAAAAGAAATAAAAAAAGCTCAGTAAAATAAAGTTGCTAGTTACAATTAAAGTTCATATATTTAGGTATCAATAATTAAAACAATATATTATGACAAAAGAATTTATGGATGTCAACTTCTTTATTAGAGAGGCATCAAACAGAACACAGAATGAATTTGAATTGGACTTCGCAGATATCATAGAGGTCTTTGATGTGAATGAAACTACAATCACTACAGAGGATGAAAAGCAAATGATCATCAATTGGGAGAATAATTACTTTAAATCTTATCATATACATCTTGATCATTCAGATAAGGTACAATTAGTAATTGATACTTTAAGAGAGATTGATGTAGATGGAGAGACTATGCAATTCATTCTAGAGAAGGTAGGAATGGAAGATCAAATGTTAAAACAATTAATCGGTACAGCTGATGATTATCAAATAAACTGGTATACTAATCTTAGAAACATTGCTAAAAATAACTAAAAAAATAGTTGCTAGTTATAAAGTTAATTCATATATTTAGGTATCAATAATTAAAACAAATAAAATCATGGCAAAAGCATTTAAAGAATTAAAGTTGATTAAAGAAAGATTCATTGAAGAGATTGATGAATTAATTGCTCAATACAAAGAAGACAAAACATCTATTGATGATGTTGACTTTGATGAAGAGTTAGGACAAGTACTTTCGGACATTATTGATGATGTTAAAGAGAGAGATTGGGAAAGATCTTTTTAAAATAAAGTTGCTAGTTACAATTAAAGTTCATATATTTAGGTATCAATAATTAAAACATATAACATTATGAAAAAAGAATTAGTATTACAGTCAGTTCAGAATTCAGTATCTTCAATCTTTTCAAAAGAAGATGTTATTAATCTTATCAATTCAATTGAAGGAGGAGGAAGAGTAATCTCAGTAGATGATATTGAAAGAGCAATTGATAAAGTTATCGATAGCTTTGAAAGGAATACAGAAGAGATTGTAGATTATACTTCAGTTGAATTTAATATCAGTTATGATAATAGATTGGAAGTAGAAAGTATTGGATTGAATTTAGATTATGTTAGAGAAGCTTTAGAGAATAACTTTATGGACTTCGGAGAAGCTATTGAAGAAGATGATGTAGTTGAGCTAGAAAGAGCAGAAAATGAATTGTAAAAAGAGTTGCCCCTTCGGGGGCTATTTCTTATCTTTAGGTATCAATAATTAAAACATATAGTATCATGAAAAAAGAAAAAACATTCATTATCGAAATAGCTAGAAATGGAGGATTTATGTCATCAAGACCAACAAGGTATTCTTATGCAGAAGGTACTTTAGAATATCTTATAAAGTATTTTAGTTATACTTTAGAATGTGGGGCTTCTTGGCAACATGAAAAGGGTAATAAAAAGGTAAATTGTAATCCAAAGGCAATAGCAGGATTAATTACAAGCTTAAACATAGCTACAAACAACTCTGCTGCTAATGGATATTCAGGAACTTATTATACATTAGTTACAGAAAAAAGGTTAGAAGAAAGTTGTTAGTTACAAAGTTAATTCTTATATTTAGGTATCAATAATTAAAACAATAAAAGTTATGTTAGTAAAAGAATTAGTAGATCAGTTATCAAAATTAGATCAAGACAAAAAGATTAAATTCTTCTCGTATATCGAAACAGGAAGAGGAGGTAGTTGGATTAAAGTAAATGATTGTGATATTGTTGAAACAGCTAAAGGAAATTACAAATTAAGTATTGAAGGAGATGAAGAAGAAGACGGAGGTTATGATTAATCTCTGTTAAAAATAAAGTTGCTAGTTACAGAGTTAGTTCTTATATTTAGGTATCAATAATTAAAACAAATAAGTTATGGAAAAGTTTTTCGAAGAGCAGTTCAAAATGTTATCAAGAGGTATTGTAGCAACTCCTAACACAAGAGAAGATCTTGAAGCATTTGCTAAAGCTAATAATGGTTCAATGGATATTCTTTTAATGCAGATGGCTATTAACTTTGGCTATAAGATCGCATTAGAGAATGTTCAAGAAGAGTTAGCAAAGGCATCCTAATGAGTGATGGAGATTTAAAAGGAACATGGAAGGTCAAAGGGAGGAAAGTCGCTAAGACTTCCTCTCCAATGATTGGAATGGTTTATGAAGGCACAGATAAGTTCTTTGGAAAGAGAGTTATAGGAGTCTTATTAGAGATGTTTGATCAGAATGATGAAGCAGTCTTAAGAACAATAGAAAATAAACTAACCTCAGTAGATAAAAATAGTTTAAAAATAGTTGCCTTTGATTAGAATAGTTCATATATTTAGGTATCAATAATTAAAACAAGATAACATTATGACAAGAGAACAATTTTTAAACGGAACACCTTTTACAATCGGACAATCAACTTACAAAGGAGATTCAACTTACTCCTATAGAGAGGATGCAGGTAAATGTATTACAAGACAAATAAGATCTTCTTTAGATGGTAGAATAGTATTAAATGAGTACGAATGTAATGTAGATCGGGTAGGTAGAGTTAGTTTTACTGGATTTACCTTTGTGATGGGTAAGAAGGTTGTAGTAACATATCGATTTGAAAGTTTGGTAGAATTTAAAGAAGAGGCTTAGGCCTCTTTTTTTTTGTGGATGGTCAAGGTGACGTCACGGTGATGTCAAGTTGAGAGAAAACTGCTAGTATGTTTCCCTAACGGGTATCACAGTCGGGTCTCTCGGGTTTAGTTAAGAGAGATATTTCTGACGATTTTTAGACTATGGTAATATATATTTATATAAGTTTAACTATAATTACTATTGACATACCTCTTAATAAAAGTATTCAACCCCAACCCCTGTTTGGCTAAAGTTTTCATTCTCTCTACATTACCTGCCCCTGCCCTAGAGTATGTATAGTTGTAAACTTTTAAATTCTTAAACTGTATGGATATGTAATCTGCTCCTATAATATATGCATATACAGATGATTTCCCGCTAAAGTTTTTATATACTTCCATACTAATAAATAATTCCAAATCACCTTTTCCGTATAATTTCCAGAAATTCATAGGAATTTTTCCGGAAAATTTTTCATTACATCAACATTATATATTTATATAAAAGATAATATGAAAAAATTAGATACAAATCAACTCTTCAACATATTCCAGATAGGAGATGAAGAAGTGTATAGAGAACACCAATCCGAGAATGTGTTGGATAACACTTTTGTTTTATTTGGGACGGTGGTGAAGGGGGTGGAGAATTATTACATAATAGATCAGTTATATGAAAAAAGATACGGCCAGCAATATGACTGCGTAAGGGATTCTATTAAACTAAAGTACTTTATAGGACTTATGAGATACCTTGAGAGAATTGAAGAGATACCGGAAGTTACTATTGGATCACTACAGGATGAATTTGGATTACAATCCATTAACTACGCCCTACAGGAAATACTTGATCTATTTATAGAAGAAGAGTATTATGAAAAATGTATTATTTTATCTAAATTTCAACAACTTTTTTCACTAAATCAGTTGGTAGAGTGAGAATAAACACTTATCTTTATGTATAATTTAAAAACAAAAAGGTTATGGAAAGTTTAATTTTAGATATCTTATTAGATTACTTTATTGTAGGATTTATTTGTGCAGCAATAGGGGATGCCATTATATGGGCTACTCGTTCTAGTACTACAATGACTTTTGGCGAAATACTAGTAACAATTGTCGTATGGCCTATAATTGCAGGGAGTGTTATCAACTTAGTAGTAAGGGATTTTTTCAACTAAAATTCAAAACAATTATGTTTAGAGATAAAATAAGTATGGCAGAGGCCATGTCTCTTGAATTAGTAGGAGAGATTACAATTGTTGATTCTTCACCAGAGTCTGTTCTAGCCTACCCCAAGGTAGGAAAAAAATGGAAAGAAGCATTTACTACCCTTCAATCCAAACACAGACATATATCCCCAGGTAAACTCCTTGATTTTCTTTCGGCAAGATACCTTATAGAGGTATCCGAAGGACAGGTAGATCAAGATACCAATACATATTCCTGGAGGTATTTCCACGGTATAGAGAATTCTAAGATAAAAGAGAAATCTACCGATGATATAGAGTATGTTTACGTTCTGGTTAATCCCGGGTATACTTCACTCGTTAAGATAGGAATGACCATTCATGACGTTCCTAGGAGAGTCACGGCAATAAACGCTACAGCTACGGTTGAAGAGTGGGTTCCAAAATTTGCTCTTCCTTTGAAAAAAGGTTCGGCTTTAAAAGTGGAGAAGGCCGTTCACAAGCATTTTAGTTCTGTAAGGGTTTCTTCCGATAGAGGAGGTAAAAGAGAATTTTTTAAGGTTACTCCTTTTGAGGCTTTTGATAAGATTCGAGAGGTAGGTGCATTGTTTACCGTTGGGGAATGCGTAATTTACTAAAACTTAATAGGTATCCGGGTAGGATATATAAAATAATTGCGCGGCGATTCTTTGAAAATAACTTATAAAATAGTTGCTCCTCTCCGTCTTTCTTCATATATTTAGGTACAATCAAAATAAAAATGTTATGAAACAGTTAAAAACTTTATTCCTTTTATTACTTTCTTTATTCGTACTTAGTTGTTCCACTCCTGAAATAGAGCCTAGTGTGTGCTTATCCGGGGATTGTTACGGCACTTTCTGGGTAGATACTCAAGGGCATCCTGGAACTTACCAAGATGGGCAAGGGGTTTGGCATATAAAACATGCTGGATTAAACTATTTTACAGTGAAAGGGCAATTATCTCCTTTAGATTCTCGGTATGTAATTAACAATGTCCCGTTAGTTATTACATCTTTTGATTCTAATTTCTTCTACTTGCCGGGAAATGTAACCTGGACATACCCTGTATATTCCTACCAAGGGTTGTGGTCAAGTAATCAAATGGATACACCTATCGCAGTAGGTACACAAACCTACACATTTCCGCAACTTTCAGGACAGACTACCATAATGAATTTAGTAGGTTACACAATTCAACCCCATACAGATTACTATGCCAATCAGTCGGTAGTACAGTCGTACTTCTGCACTAATTCCAGATACACCTACACCCCTCAGCAATCAATGGCGTTTTTTGAAGATTTTATAGGGGAGTCAGCAACTATATACATTAATGTCACTTTCGGAGAGAATAAGCAGACAGTAGTTAAAGAGTTAAAAGTAGTGTTTGAGCAGTAAAGTTGCTTCTTAAAAAAAAAGTTCATAACTTAGCCATTATTAGGTAATTAATAGTATAATAAATAAAAATAACTAATATTAATAAAAAAAGAAAAGATGAGAAATAAAGACTTATTTCAACAAAAGTTGGAACGATTAGAAGCAGAGATTAAAAAAATGGGATATCATATCCATAGGAACGAACAAGCTATCGCTTATACAAAAGTAGAGGAGCTTTTAGGAATGGTAAGTGATATTCAAACATTACTAAACACAGAGCACCAAGACTAATGAATCTTTCGGCAGAACAGATACAAAGTAATTGGGATAAGCATCTAAGAATATTAGATACTTTTATCACCGGAGATCGTAAAGAGAAGTTAAAATCTCTTTATGAGTCTTTGGCGGAGGAAATGATACTTGCTCCTGCTTCCGGTAAACCTTCCTTTCATAATGCTTTTCCCGGAGGGTATATTGACCACGTAAACCGTGTTGTTCATTGTGCTTTTAAGTCAAAAGAGTTATGGGAGGCTATGGGAGCTACTATTGATTTTACAGATGAGGAATTAGTATTTGCAGCTCTTAATCATGATTTAGGAAAAATAGGGTTTAGAGGACAGCCTAATTACCTCCCTCAAACAGATGTCTGGAGGAAGGATAAGTTAGGTGAGGAGTATGTTCATAATAAAGACTTGTCTTTTATGCTTATTCAAGACCGTTCTCTTTTCATACTTCAACAAAATGGAATAGCTATGAATGAGAAAGAGTATTTAGCTATAAAGTTACATGATGGATTATATGACGATGTAAATAAACCCTACTACCTATCCTTTAATCCAGATTCTAAATTCAGAACAAATCTAGTATATATTTTACATCAAGCAGACTTTCTAGCTTCTAAAGTAGAATACGATACATGGAAATCTTCAGGAGGAATTTCCACACCTAAGGTGCAGAAAACAACCTCTTCAACAGGTAAGAAAGTAAACGGATCTCAGGGATTAATGGGATTAGTAAAAGAAATTTAATATGATAATATTAACAGTTATTTTAGTAATATTGGTTTTAGTATTCGGATATACTACTTGGAACTTACACCGTAAGGTGACAAAGCAAGAAGATATTATAGAGTACCAAGTAGGTTATTTAAGAAAGGTTGCGTATCTTATTAGTGAATCAAAAATTTATGTTGAACAATTAGATGAGAAAGGCACTTTTAGGTCTGACGATGAAGTCGGAGTTTTCTTTAACTTTATGAAAGAAATACAAGATACTATAAATGCCTACCGTCTACCAGATGATTATGGCAAAACCACAGAATAAAGACAATTACTACTTTACACAAGGAACAGAGGATGCAATAGTAAGATACAATGCATCCTCTGACCCTATGTACAGGGATGAGGTATTTAAAAAAGAGATTTATTTACCACTCTACAAATTAGCAGAAAACATTATACATACTTTTAAGTTCTACTACCTAGATGTAGATAGCATTGAGGATTTAAAGTTAGATATAGTAAGTATGCTTGTAGAGGAAAAACTACACAGATTTGACCCCAGTAACGGGGCTAAGGCGTTTTCCTATTTTCAAACAATAGTGAAGAGGTGGCTTATTAATTACAGTAATAAGAACTACAAGAAGTTGAAACAAGTAGGATCTTTTGAAGAAATGGAAGATTCGTACGAAACAGGTGATATTGAGGAATACTCTAGGGAAATAAAACTAGCTAAAGTAGTAGATATGTTTGTTGAGAATTGTTACAACACTTTAGAGGAGGATTTTCAAAAACAATCAGAACAGGTTGTCGCTGATGCAATTTTAACGTTATTTAAAACTAGACATGATTTAGATATTTTTAAGAAGAAAGCTTTATACATTTACATACGGGAGATGACAGACTGCGAAACACCCACTCTTACTAGAGTAATCTCCAGACTTAAAGAAAAATTTTATAAGACATATAAGGTATATCAGGAAGCAGGGTATGAAATTCAATAATGTATTCGAAGATATTTATAAAATAAATACAGCATGGGATTAGATACTACAATATTCGGGAAAAAGACCGTCTCTGATGTTCTAAAAGAAATTTACGATAATTCAAAAAATAAGGAAAAACAGATTAATGCTCTTATTGGAGAGTTAAAGCCTCTTGTAGAAAACATAGGAGACGCAACTTTAGTTGTTCCTATGATAAAAGAGTACTTAGAAGTTGGAGTAAAGAATGATGAACACCTTATTAAGATGGTAGCTTTAGTACAGAGGTTAGAATCTGGAGGAAAAGGATCTGAAGCAGATTTCTTTGACCCAGAAGAGCTTGCTAAACTAATGGAACAAAGTCAGGAAATCGGGAAAGATATTAAAAAAGAAGAAGAGTAATGGCAGGTAATTATTTTCTTGGGAATACAATAAGTAGTGCCGGAAGAGGAGTAGGTGGAGGAGGTAATTCTCAACCTACACCGGTATTTGGTAGAGTTGTAAATATAGTACTAGACGAAACTACTACACTATACGATGCTCAAGGGAATAAACTACCAATCGGTTCAATAATCTACCAGGACATCAATACACCTGTAGATAAGGAAGCAATACTGCCACATGCATACCCACTTAGTAGTGCAGTGAAGCATTTTCCTTTTGTTAATGAAATCGTAGTAATAGTAGTTGGTCCAACACCAGACTTCCAGGAAAATAGTAGTGAAGTTCTAAATTACTACTCAAGTGTAGTGAATATATGGGGGAGTACACATCACAATGCACTTCCAACACAAGGCGTAGACTTCCAATCCCCTATAGGTAGGAACATTCCAGAGTTAAAAGATATTAACCCTCTTTATCCGTTTCCTGGAGATGTGATAATACAGGGCAGGCAAGGGCAGTCTATCCGAATGGGAGGTTATAAGACTGAAAAGAATCCGTGGACAGAAGTATCGAATAACGGAAAACCCCTTACAATAATAAGAAACGGTCAGATAAAGACAAAAAATGGTATAGATTCGATTGTAGAAGATATAGATAGAGATGTAAACTCAATTTACATGATGTCAGACCATAAAGTACCGTTAACGTCTGCTAATACAAAAAGGAAATCTTATAATACCGAACCTAAAACAGCAGATCAATATAAAGGCAATCAAGTAATAGTTAATGGAGGAAGACTGTACTTCAATGCAAAAGAGGAAAGTATATTACTATCAGCTAAAGAGTCGGTAGGATTGAATGCTAAGACATTAAACCTAGACGCAACAGATTACTTCTGTGTAGATGCAAAAAAGATACTACTAGGAGAAAAAGCAAGGACTGCTTCACCAAGTGTACAGCAACCGGTAGTTTTAGGTAAACAGCTAGAGAATTGGTTAGGTGCACTATTAGATACCTTATCATCAGTAGCAGATGCAATGTCAACAGCTTCTGCAGTTGGAGCAGGGCCAGTAACCCAGTTAAACGCAACAGGGCCGGCACTAAAAGCAACAGTACAGTCGCTAAAAGCTCAATTTAAGATATTTCAATCTAAAAAAGTATTTACAGAATAATGGCAATAGTACCGCAAATATCAGGAATAATAGCAAGACAGGTAGGTGCTATACAGGGTAAAATATCAGCACAAGTACAGGGCAGGGTATTAGAAATACTATCAAAATTTACAAACCAATGCCCTTCGGGAAAGGATTTAGAGAGTATTATAAAGCAGAGAAACAACCTACTTAAAGTCATAAACTCTTTTGAAAAAAGGATAAATTCACTGAAAGCGACAGCAAAGAGGCTTGATTCGACTATACGTACTGTAAGGACAATTATTAGGATTATTACGAATATACCAATTCCTACCGCAATCATACCGCCAATGTCGGGAGGTTTGGGTATTCCAATAAAAATATTAACAAAGTATAGTGATGCTTTAATTAGGTTAAATAAATTACTGGACACACTGGAAGCAGATAGAAGGGGGATATTGGGTATAGTAGATTCTGTAGCAACAACACTAGCAAGTTTAAAAAATAGACTGAACGCAATAGACTTAGCAATACAGGAATGTAGTAAACAATCCCCAGATCTAGCAAAAATAGTAACACAAGCACAACCGAAACAGAATACTGGATCAGAAGGGACTCCTGATGCAGATTACGAGTATAAGGGTTACAAGTTAGAAATTATTCAAGACCCAAATTCACCGCAAATAGCACCGAGAAGGTATGCTATTGCAAAAGATAGAAGAGGAATTGTAGTACTAAGAGGGCAACCATCATTTAGCTCCTCGACACAAGTATTACTAGACGAGATAAAATTTAGAATAGATAATCAATTACCATAACATAACTATTTATTAATATGAAGTTAGATGTTTTTAAAAAATTAATAAAGGAAGCAGTACGAGAAGTTTTACAGGAAGAGTTGGGAAGTTCTCCTACACCTCCGGTAGTAGCAGAAATAACCAGGTACGACAATTATAGACCTGCTGTTGCAAAAACTGTAAGGACAGGGGATCCGATTATGGATATCTTAAATGAAACGAGAGCTTCTATGACTCAAGAATCCTATAGAGATTTAGTTAATGCAACCTCAGACATGGTTCAAGCACCTGGATTAGGGATGAATCCTATTGAAGGTTTCCAAACAAGACCAGCACCAGGATTAGATTTAAGCACCTTGAGTTTCGCAAAAAATGCAGGAGCAATTTACAAAGCATCGGTAGAGAAGGATAAAGCAAGATTCGGAGAATAATGGCATTTCAAGTTCAACAAATAAACCCTTTAGATTTACAACCAAGTGTTGGAGTTGGAGTGGGACTTCCATTTACATCAGACCAGGTGTTCACAACAACCTACACCACTCGAGAAGCTATAAAAGCTAATCTAGTAAATTTCTTCCTAACAGAAGAAGGAGAGAGGTTTCTTAATCCAGAAATGGGAGCAGGACTTAGACAATACATTTTTGCACAGAGTACAGAAGATACCTCGGAAAGAGTAAAGGAAGCTGTAAGGGCAGGTGTTTCAAAATGGTTTCCAAATGTGACATTAAATAAGATTACAGCACAACCATCACCGGACACAGGTACATTTACACTGTATATAAACTATAGCATAAACATGACAAATATACAAGACGAATTGTTAATAAACTTTGAACAGTAATGGCTCAAGATAGAGATATAAAATATACAGGAAGAGATTTTACAGATTTAAGATCTGAATTAATCGAGTACGCAAAGAATTATTTCCCAAACACATACAACGACTTTACACCAACCTCACCAGGTATGATGTTTATAGAAATGGCAGCTTATGTGGGAGATATTTTATCTTTCTACCAAGATTTACAATTACAGGAAACATATATACAGTATGCTAAGGACCCTGTAAATCTCTATAACTTAGCGTATATGATGGGATATCGTCCTAAAGTTACAACAGTTTCTGAAGTAGATATAGAAGTATCACACCTTGTAGGTGCGGTAACAGGTCAACCAGACTGGTCACAAGCCCTACAAATAGCAGCAGGCACACAGCTAAGCTCAACAACATCAGGTCAATCTAGATTCTATATAGATACTCCTATAGACTTTACATTTTCAAGCTCCTACGATCCGACAGAAGTAGTAATAGAATCCTTAGCAGGAACATCTCCAAACCAGTTCAGACTAACAAAAACTAGAAAAGCATATTCAGGAGAAGTAAAGACAATCACACAGCAAATTACAGCTGCAGAAAAATTTAAAACAATAAATATTAACGATACAAACGTAGTAGGTATCTTATCAATTACAGATAGTGCTAGTAATATCTGGTACGAAGTACCGTTTTTAGGGCAAGATACTATATTTGTAGATGACGAAAACACAAGCTCGGATAGCGGTTTGGTGCCGTATAATTTGGTACTTCGAAAAGTTCCTAGAAGATTTGTAACAAGATTTAACTCAACAGGAGAACTGCAAATACAGTTTGGAGCAGGAATTACAGGACAAGATGATAGTGTATTGACACCGGACCCAACCAATGTAGGATTAGGAACTTCTCAAGGAATTTCTAGAATCGATTATGCATACGATCCTTCTAACTTCTTACATACACAGACTTATGGATTGGCTCCTTCAAATACAACTCTAACAATCAAATACTTGGTAGGAGGAGGAGTATCTTCAAATGTACCGGCAAACACTGTTACAAATTTACTAACCCCAATAGCTGATCCAACAACTTCGCTAACATTTAATAACCCCGAAGCAGCAACAGGAGGAAGAGATGGAGATACAGTGGAAGAGTTAAGACAGAACTCCTTAAGAGCGTTTAACGAACAGGGAAGAGCAGTAACTTTACAGGATTATACAGTTAGAGCATTATCACTACCAGCAAAGTACGGAACAGTAAGCAAAGTATATATAACTCAGGACCAGTTAACAAATCCAAACTCAAGTACAGATAGTATATTAGATAGTAATCCTCTATCACTATCACTTTATACATTAGCATACGATCTAAATAGCAACCTTACAACAGCTCCAATTTCGTTGAAGAATAATCTGAAAAGGTATTTAGCAGAGTATATGATATTGACAGATGCTATTAATATTAAGGATGCATTTATTGTAAATATAGAGGTGCAGTATGACGTAGTGGTTCGACCTAACTTCTTAGGTAGAGACGTACTACTACAATGTAACACTCTACTTCAAGACTACTTCAGTATTAAAAAATGGAATATAAATCAACCAATAAACCTATCAAGTGTATACACATTACTAGATCAGGTACCAGGGGTACAGACAGTACAGAAGATACAGGTAAATAACCTAACAGGAGGAAACTATTCACAATACGGATACGATATCAATGGAGCTACTAGGAACAATGTGGTATACCCTTCATATGATCCTATGATTTTTGAGGTAAAATTTCCAACAACAGATATTAAAGGAAGAATAACAACACTATAACATGGCAGTATACAGAATATTTCCCGAAAAAGATACATTTATTTTTAGTGAAACTCCTACATCTAACGCAGGATTGGATGAGATAGTTGAGCTAGGAGGTTATTACGATATTACAGGGACAGGAGAAACAAGTCGAATACTTGTACAGTTTAGCTCTGCAGAAATAGCTGATATTGTAAACAATAAAATAGGGAATGATAACTACAGTGCATCATTAGGGCTGTATCTTGCAGATGCATACCAAATACCGGTGGACACAACAATCTACGCATACCCAGTATCTAGTTCAGTAGGGGGATGGGATAACGGTACAGGAAAGTACGGGGATATTCCTACAAACACATCAGGAGTCTCTTGGACCTACCAAAAAACAGGGTTAGAGACACCTTGGTCAACCTCAACCTATTCAACAGGGGTAACTGCATCATACATATCGACAAAACCAGGAGGAGGCACATGGTATACAGGATCAGGAGCAACAAGTCTTGAATTCACACAATCAAATGCAATCAACTCGACATATGATATCGATATAAACATAACCCCAGCTGTAAAACTGTGGAAAACAGGTACGATTGCCAATAACGGAGTTATATTAAAACTGTCAAATAATCTAGAGTTTAATACGACTTCTTCAATAAGGTTGAAGTATTTTAGTGCAGATACAAACACAATATATCCTCCATATTTAGATTTTAAGTGGGATGACAGTTCGTACAGTACAGGTAGTCTCTCTACTCTTTCAAACAATATATCAACTATTAACATCACTAATAATACAGGTAAGTACGTAAATACAGGTAAGCAGAGATTTAGAATAGCAGCTAAACCCAAATATCCGATTAGAACCTTCACAACTACGTCAATATACCTAACAAACTATGCGTTACCTTCGGGATCGTATTGGGGAATAAGAGATGAAAATACAGAAGAGATGATTATAGATTTTGATACAAAATTTACAAAGATAAGCTGTGATAGTCAAGGAGGGTATTTCGATGTATACATGGATGGCTTGCAGCCTGAGAGATATTATCGTATATTGATAAAAACGACTTTAGACGGAAGTACCACAGTAGTAGATAATCAGAATGTATTTAAAGTAGTTAGAAATGGATAATGACGTAAAGATACAGAAAACAGTTTATAATTCAGTTGAGTTTGAAAAAGTAGTAGATAGAAGTTTTAATACTTTCGTACAACCTATAGCGGAAGAAGATCCTGATACTGTTGATGAGTTTTTTAGACTATATGAGAAACTTTACTTTGTAATAGATGTTGAGGGTGAAACAGATTCTCACGAATACTTAATAAAGAAAAGTTCAGAGCTAGTAAACTTCGAAAGAAGTACAGAAGAGATACAGCCATTACTTGACGAAATCGCACAGTTAAGGGACGAACTACTACAGGCTAATCAGCAAATTTTAGATTTAGAAACAGCTAACCAATAATGACAAACATTACATATACAGTCAATCAAGACACTCCTCAAAGCATAGCTAGTGTAGAAATTCTATCACAAGAGGATACTAACTTGATAAACACCTTCCAGGTAAACCAGTTATTTGATAGCAGTGAACATGTAGTAGAACTTCATATTTACAACCTTGCCGGAGAACTTCAAGAGAGTGAATACGACTACAGAAATTACAAAGAGTTAGGTAACGCTGCTTCAGCAGGGAAGAAAGGTGCATCAGTATTAACTATAGATCCTATAGAGGATGTAAAGGTGTATGGGTATGATAATGGAGGAGTTAAGCTATTTTACAACTTCATAAATGACCTATATACAACAGGTAGGGATAGTGTAGAGTTTTTTATCGATTCAATCTCACCAGATAGGACAGAGTTAAAACTAAAAACTTTCAATTTAACCTCAGAAGAGTTAACAACCTTTACAACTTCTATAAAAACAAAGTTAGAGACACAATCATACTTTAATGAATTTAGGGTAAATCTACTTAGTAACGATTTACTTATAGGAGTAAATATAGATACACTACAGGAAGGGGACGACACAGTAGTGGTCGTTAAATTATATGAACCACTATTAGAGGATATCGTAGAGAAATCTACATTACGTATAGTAGAGCTTGTAAGTGACAGTACCGTATATGAAGTAACAAGTACTTTTGAAACAGAGGTAGAATCAGCACTACAGCTAAGATCTCCAAATTTCAATCTAGATTTAGCAGACGAAAACGTAATACCTACAGATTACTGTACCTATGATACTCTTCTAAGTCTGCCTATTACAAATACAACTAACGAGCTGTATTCATTAGTGAATAGTAAAGGGGTACAATTAAGTATTGACCATAACGATTACAGTAATTTTGTACATTTTTCATCTGCACAAGAGAGGTTATTGAATTTTAAGTACAAGCTAGACCTAATACAGTCGTATAATACACAGATTGCAAACGTTCAAGCAGTTACGACATCTTCTTTAGGTACTACAGGAAGTATTACGTACTACCAAGACCTTGTAAAAGGTATAGTAAATAATTTTGATCACTACGAAAGATTTCTGTATTACGAATCAGGAAGTAATAGCTGGCCAAAAACAAACAGTACAAAACCCTATATAAACGATACAACTTCAGGAGCAGATACATGGTTTAACAGTAAGCTAACTGTAGCTGCCACATACGATGTTACAAACACTAACATATTAATTAATAGCATACCTTCTTACCTTAGAGACGACAGTTCTAATGCAAGTTATATAACTTTTATCCATATGATTGGTCAACACTTTGACAATATGTGGATATATGCAAAAGGAGTTTCAGATAAATACGATGCAGATAATAGGTTAAATTTTGGAGTATCTAGAGACTTAGTTGCAGAGGTATTGAAAAATTTTGGAGTAAAACTATACACATCGAATAAATCGATAGAGGACTTATTTTCGTCATTTATCGGGCAACCATATCAATCAGGGAGTGAAAAGATAACTACATACGTAACAGGATCGGTAACAGGGTCAAATACTCCAATACAACCTTCTTCATTTGATAACTACCAAAGGGAAATTTATAAAAGAATTTACCACAACCTACCACTTCTTTTAAAATCAAAAGGAACAGAGAGAGGACTTAGAGCACTTATCAACTGTTTTGGAATACCATCAGACATTCTAGATGTAAAAACATATGGAGGTAGGAAGGTATCAACAACACCTTTTTATGGGGACTACCAACACTATACGAGTTCACTAGATAAAATTAGACTAGATAATACGGGAAGTATATTAACTGGTAGCACCTTATCTGGATACACTTCAATTGTTAAGAGAGAGTATAAATACACAGACGATCTACATACAATAGAAGTAGGATTCTCACCAACAGATAATATTGATAAGTTTATACTAGATAGTGGTTCAATAGCAATATCGGCATCAATAGTAGCAATAAATACAAACATAGCCTCAGGATCAATAGCACAGCAGGTAGCAGCATATAGTGCGTCAATTAACCAGATTGTCACAAACTATAGTACAAGGGTTTTAGCAGATGGAGGAAGTATAGAGGATTTAGAAAACCTGAGTGATATAGTGTGGGGATTAGCAATACCGGCACCGACCTTTACATCAACTGCAACATCTCTATCGTACGAATTTACAACTATAGATGAGTTCTTAGGTAATCCGCAAAATCTATATGAAAGCGATTACTCAGGACTGAATACAGTAGTGGAATATATTACAAGGGATTTAGATGCATATAATGTACAGGATTATGTGAGACTTATCAAATTCTTTGACAATACAGTATTTAAAATGGTTAAGGATTTCATACCTGCAAGAGCAGTAGCAGACACAGGTGTAATAATTAAACCACATTTGCTACAGAGAAGTAAAGCAAAATCCCCTACATTACAGGGTACAAGACCAGAATATACAGCATCAATTGATACTGGGTTTATACAAGGAAAAAGTGCAGGTGCATATGATTCTGTAACACAAGGAGGTGTGGATGGTGAGTTAAATACAAACTACACTACATACGTACAAACTCTGTTCGGAATAGGTACAACTGATGCACATTTACATCAAGAGGCTAGAATTAACGGAGAATTAGCAGGAGGTACAATTAGGGTATCAAACGGTGAACTTAACAGTGCAAATTTGTTTAAAACACCTACATTTTTTACAAATCCTTTTGATGTAACTAGGTGGATAAATGCAGAAGGCCTATGTATACTAAACCCATACACTACCTATACAGATGTACAAGGAGGTATATATTACAGCAGTAGTAATAATACACTATACCTAAACTCAGGAAGCTGGAACAGTAATAATATATACACAGGGTTATCACAAAATATGGAGTACGAAATAACAAGTAGTAATAAACCTACAGGTAGTTTCATATTCCCTTTCAATACAAATAACTATGCAAATTATACCACACACTCTTTAACTGCTTCAAACGAAGGGGTAGAGGGTATATGTACATCGTCAATTAAAATACAAGTTGCAGTATGTGATATTCAAACTACAGAACAGTTCAGGCAAAATGTTACAAATACAAATGTGTATAACTTACAGAATTGGTTTACAATAGGTTCACAAAATCTACCAGCCAATATAAACCTAAATATAGTAAACAACACAAACTCAAACGTAGTATACAACGGACTTCTTTCGAGTGCCGGTGCTGCCACTATAACCTTTACTGGTGCAGCAACAAACACGTATACATTAACAGTACAAGACACCAAGATACCGTTAACGTGTACCTATAACTATCCAATTGCAGCAGGATTATGTAGTGTAGTTACAGAATCAAAAGCTCTTATTGATAGAGCAGACTGGAGATTAAAAAAATATGTAGGTACAACAGATACAACACAAGTTATCCCAAGTAGTACAGTAAACAACTACGGTTTGGCAAGATATTTTACAGGAGAGAATCCTGACACACTAAGCTATAGGGTAGAAATACTAGACAACTATGCCTTTGGATCGGTACTAGCTTCAACTATACTACGCCCTCCAACTGATTTGGAGTTTGAAGTAACAGGTCAAGGAGAATTCGGCAACGGGCCTTATGGAGGAGGGCTATATAAGTATTCTTGGAGATACGGACCGCAGACTTCTTTTCCTGCTATAACAGGAAACGTTGCACTATTTAAGATAGAGTATACGGATATCTTCCTACTTACATACCCAAGCCAGGTCGACCAGGAGTACATAGAGGGACTAACATTGAGGATAACAGCTTTAGAGAATGAACCAGAATGTACACCGTTTGTACTTATAGAACCAACCTCACCACCGGTAGCTGACATACGGAACTACCTCTGCGACAACGGCCAGTATGCATATAGCCCACAAGAGTGTATAACAGAGGACACAGGTGGGGACGTCCCAGATCGATTTAGTTAATAAAATACTGTATACAAACAGAATAAACAATGGCAACACTAACACAACAGGAGTTTCTCGAAATAGCAGACCTATACCCGGAAGGAGTTAATATATGGTGCACAGATAGTGCACCTATAACAGTACTAGGTGTTACAGTTCCCTTTTTAGATAATGAAGGTAGCGAGGTAAGGAATATTCTTGCTCAAACACAGACAATAACACTACCGGTAGATAATGATCCCGGAGCAACTGTGGAATTAGTAATAACCTCTAGAGTTATTCGAGGAGCAACACCGTTTAGGTATTACTTTTTTGAGGTAACACCTAAGAATATTCAACCCTACGTGACGTACACTCCTACTGAAAATGAGACAGTGCAGGATGGTGAGGTTATTCTATTACCAAATATACGAGGAGGGAGTTTCTACGTGAGTGACTATAACGTAACTTTAAATACAGCACAAAATAGTAGAGCTTCGGAGTACATACTAAAGAATACATCAATAACATTTGCTGACGTACAAGACAGTTCATACTCAGATACAGGGTGGATTAATGCAAGGTATGAAGGAACACCTACAAATAATTTAACATACGCAACTATTGATTCCGCAATTAGAGGTACAAGTTTACAAGGAACCTATTACCCAATACAGACACCTGACACGGAGATAGCAAATATAGATGTGTCAGAGAGGTCGTATCTAGAATATTTTCACACAAGTGAACAAACATACCCACTATATTCGTTAGATACAACACCTCTATTTTATATAAGCCCAGCAGCAAGTCCATCTGCCTCCCAGTTGATAGTCTACCCAGAAGGATCAAACAGACCACTTAAACTCTACGAGCCAGGGGATTTAATAAAAGCAGGAACTTCTTCGGAAATAATAAAAGTAGTGTCGATAAGAAGACTTACATCTAACAATGACTATAACCTGGAGGTAGTACGAGGTTGGAATAATACAGTAAGGAGTGCTATAAACGATTCTACAAAATTATATAGAATTAACCCTATAAGAATGTTTGAATTAGAAAAAAGTCGCCCTTCACCGACAAGACAGGGAAAGGTAAGGTTAAAGGATACAGGGTACATTGTGTACACAGATGCACTAGGGTATGTAGTATCAGGGAGTACACCTACTATTTAGGGGTTGTTTTAGAAAGTATAAAGTCATATATTTATTAATAAAAGTAAAAACAAATGGGATATTTGAATAATACAGTCGTAACAGTAGATGCGATTTTAACAAAAAAAGGAAGAGAATTACTTGCAAGAGGAGATGGATCTTTTAAAATAACGCAATTTGCATTAGCAGATGATGAAATAGATTATACGTTGTACAACCCCGATCACCCATCTGGGTCTGCCTATTTTGGAGAAGCTATAGAGGCTATGCCACTACTGGAAGCATTTCCAGATGAAACTCAAATCATGAAATATAAACTTGCAACACTACCAAGAGGTACTGCTAAGTTGCCAATCTTAGATTTAGGATTCTCTGCAATCAGATTAAAACAAGGAGCATCACTTGCAATCACACCACAAACTTTAAACTATTTAGGATCTTCTCAAGCATTCGAATCTGCAGGATATGTTGCAACTATTGCTGATGCTAGAGTACTGAGTACATTTAATGGTGTAGGGATTAATACACAAGAAGCTACTAATCTAAACTCTACTACAACTTTAGGAACAAATGTATCTAAGACAGTAATAGGAACATCAATTAACCTAACAGGTACAACAATTAACACACTGTTTGGAGAGAGAACTGAACTAAACACAACTATTACAGTAATAGGTAGAGATTCAGGAGCAAGACTAACAATCCCGGTAACTATTATTAAAGTAAATCAATAATAAGATATGTCATTCAAAAGATTAGACCCAGAAGATATCACAATAAGTGCAGAAGCAGTAGTAGCACCTGCCTGGACAAACCAAGCAACAACACTTACAAGCTTCTTTACAGCATCATCACAGGTATCAAGTAACACAGGAAACTACTACTATAATGTATACAACCTAAATACTAGCACTACCGGAACAACAGTACAATTTGCAGCAGCATATGGCAATAGGGTAGGATCAGGTTCAGAAAATATAAGCGAAATTGCAGGAAAATCACCCTCAGCAGTAACCTACGGACAGTACAGAACATTGGTCAACGGAGATGAGAATACAGATTTTACCTTCGGTACGATTACTCCAAACTCAGTATATATACTATCTATAAACAGATCTCGTTATAAAGAGAAGCTAAAACCAGGTACATTTAACCTAACATTAGCATCAGGATCTAATATAATAAAACTAACTGATAATAGCGCTAACCAGACAACAGTATCTTATACAGACTCGGGAAGAGTTTATGATATTATAAGCGGGTCGAACGGAGTTTCATACAACGGGGGAACAGGTTTTACACCCAACTCAGGATCGTATGGAAAATTCTTACCAGATGTAGGGATCGTAGTAATAAACGGAGAAGCTCTAAAAGCATCAGCAGCAGGAGGAGGATTAGCAGCAGTACTAAACGAAACAAACGACAGTGCAACCCCTAATAACCTAGACATATTCTTTAGCATGTTGGCACAGGGAGGTAATTTTTCGTTAAGCTCTGAAGAGACTATTTCTTCAAATTTCGTATTTATCCGAGTAAGAAACAGTGAATTTAACTATTCAACAAATCCATCGAACATAACAGGATCAGGAGAATTAAGATGGGATGTAATGGTTAACAGTCCACAATCATATATGACAACAGTAGGGCTTTACAACGATAGTAACGATTTGTTAGCAGTTGCAAAACTATCAAGACCTTTACTGAAAGATTTTACAAAAGAAGCGTTAGTAAGAATCAAGCTTGATTATTAATGAATGAGCACTTACAAGAGACTAAACAAACAAGATGCTTTTATCACAACCTATACTGCCCACAAGACCTGGGCAGTAACAGGGAGTGCGTTTAGTGCGTACTCAATAACATACAATCCAAATGTAACAGGGACAGCGTTAAATAGCTTACAGCAACTATACTATCCGACAAAGGTATTAGGAAACATAACAAGCCATAAGTACGACTACTACAACCAAACCACACTATACCAGTCACAATCAAGAAACCTGACAACAGGATCTTTTCAATTAAATATACCAAGGACATTATTCGGTACAGCAATAAAACCGCAAGACGGATTTATGCTTAAAGCTGATTCAGGGATACTCCAACAACTAGGTGCATTAGCAGAAGGTGCAGTTCTACAAGGTTACCTATCACCACTAGATTTTGGTGGAAGACGCCCAAGACCAGCAGAAGTAGTAATAATACCAACATCAGCAACAATATTAGATGACGGGGAAGGGTTATTGTACTTATCTGGAAGCTCTCCTAGAACGTATGTAGGAGATATTATCTACCCACATGGGACAGTAGTAGTAACAGACCTAACATATGCTACACTATTCAGTACAGCAATGGGAGGTAAAGGTACAGTACAAGGTGTACAGCTTACATTCAAATCAAGTCAACCGATATTCACCCACAACTATCACTGCAAGGTGAGGGAATTTGAAAACAACTTTACATACAACCCATCAGCACTTACAAGTTCGTTAAAAACTGTATATGATAATGAAGGGAATATCTTTTCAACCTCTGCAAGTATTAGCGATGGAAGGTTGAACAATAACGTAACAGGAAGTAGTTTTACACCATACATTACTACAGTAGGACTGTATAACGATGCAAATGAGTTAATAGCAGTTGGAAAATTAAACAGACCAGTACCAAAACCTGCAAATACAGAAATGACAATAATTGTTAAAATAGACATATAAAACACCATGGCAATCACTTTAAGAAACGTAACAGGATCAGCACTTACATTTGATCAGTTAGATACCAACTTTTCATCATACTTCTACTCTGCATCATATTCAAGTGGAACAATAACACTATTCACTACAGGAAGTATAATAGAAGACAGAGATATACCTGCACCAGCAAGCATGTCATTAACAATCCCAACCATATCACAATGGGAAGGAAGTGCAGCAATGACCTATACAGATAGTCAAGTTCAGATATCAGGATCACTAGTAAACGGAAGTGGAAGTATTTCTGCACCAAATGACAGGTTTTCACATGGAGAAGGTTACAGCACTATAGCATCAGGATTATTTTCGCATGCAGAAGGGGTAAATGGCCAGGCAACCGCAACCGGCTCCCATGCTGAAGGATTTACAACCACAGCTACAGCCAATTACGCACACTCAGAAGGATCCGGCACAGGGGCAGTAGGGGTAGCATCTCACGCCGAAGGATTTGGTACCATAGCGTCAGGATCATATTCACATGCCGAAGGAAGTATTACTATTGCAAAAGGATACTACTCACATGCAGAGGGCGAGAATACAAGAGCAACCGGATCGTACTCACATGCAGAGGGAGGAGACACAAGAGCGGTAGGAGACTATTCTCATGCTGAAGGTTACCAGACAGTAACAGTGGATCAGGCATCTCATGCAGAAGGGATTGAAACGACGGCAGGAGGAGAAGGATCACATGCTGAGGGGTACGGTACCACTGCAGTCGGAAATAGCTCACATGCTGAGGGGAATGTAACAATAGCGTCGGGATCATATTCACATGCAGAAGGGAATGGGGCAATAGCATCAGGAAGTCACTCACACGCCGAAGGATCGTATACAGAAGCAAGAGGGGGTGCCTCACATGCACAAGGGACTAATACAAAATCATTAGGCAACTATTCACACGCTGAAGGACAGCAAACACAAGCATCAGGAGTTGCCTCACATGCTGAAGGAGCGAATACAGTAGCACTAGGTGACTACTCACACGCTGAAGGATTCTCTACAGTAGCATCAGGATCTTATTCACATGCAGAAGGAAACGATACAACAGCATTAGGAGACTACTCTCACGCTGAAGGACGCAGCACAACAGCTACAGGCTATTACTCTCATGCAGAAGGATGGCTATCGGTATCATCAGGATCTTACTCACACGCTGAAGGATTCAACAACGCAGCAGTAGGAAATTATTCACATGCAGAAGGGGCTAGTACAGACGCTATAGGATTAGCATCTCATGCTGAAGGATTAGCAACAGTAGCATCAGGTTCATACCAACACGTTCAAGGCCAGTACAACATATCATCATCAGCACAATCTGCTTTCATAATAGGAAATGGAACCTCAAACAGCTCAAGATCAAATTTAGTATTTGCATCAGGAAGTACATTCCAAGTAACAGGTTCGTTAATGTTAAAAGATATCTTACAGTTAGCAGTAAGAACAACAACACCAACACCGGTAGAAGGAATGATAATAGCATCAGGTTCAGCAGGATCTAGCGTACTATACTACTATAACGGAACAATTTGGAATGCATTATTCTAATAAAACAAAATAAAAATGTGGTTATATAAAGAAAAAGAAATTAAAGAACTATCAGATATGCCCGAAGACATTTTCGGGTTTATCTACGAAGTAACACATCTACCAACCGGTAGAAAATACTTAGGAAAGAAACAACTTATTTCTGTTACAAAAAAAGCTTTAGGTAAAAAAGAACTGGCTTTAATAACAGATAAAAGAGCTAGTAAATCTAAAATAGTTAGAAAAGAATCTGACTGGAAAACATACTATGGTTCTCACTCAGAAATAAAAGGCTTAATAAAAGAAGGTAAACAGTTGGAATTCTCAAGAGAAATTCTTATCTTTACTCCAAATAAAAAGCTTCATACATATTATGAAAACAAATTCCTATTTATAAAAGGAGTAATAGAACCAGGTTCCGACTATATAAATGATAATATAGAAGGAAGATATTTTAGAAAAGATTTCTTATGATAAGATTACAGGAAATAGTTGGATTACCAAACCTTCAATACCATTTAGACAATAAACTGACACTATCTGAGTGTGTCTACAGGTATTCCTCTGACTCGTTTATACAATTGTTTGCTGAAGCAAGACAAGCCCTAAGAGACGGTAAAATAACTCTCAATGAGCAAGACATACTTCTTTTAGAAACAACAGATATTGGAGAGTATGGAATGTATGAAGGACAGAAAGTACCTTTAGATCTTCCAATGGAAGAGTTATTAGATGAAGCAGAATACAGAGGTAAAGATGTTCCTTTAAACAAACCAAAAAGAGGAGGATCTAAAAAATTCTACGTTTATACTAAGAATAAAAAAGGAAATGTAGTAAAAGTATCTTTCGGAGGTACAACAGGGTTGAATGTTAAGATAGATAAACCAGGAGCCAGATCTTCTTTTGCAGCTAGACATAAATGTGATACTAAAAAAGATAAAACAAAACCAGGATACTGGGCTTGTAATATTGGAAGATATTGGAAATCTTTAGGAGGATCAAGAAACTTTAGCGGGTATTGGTAATATGGGGCCATATAAACAGTTACAAACACCAGAATTCATTTATAGAAAATTCACACAAGACATTCCAGAAGAAGAACTGGTGTGGCATAGAGATGAAAATGATAGAGAAGTAGAAATTCTAGAACCAACAGATTGGATGTTTCAATTCGACAATGAATTACCTCAACCTTTAAAGGGAAAATTAACTATACCAAAAGAGACATATCACAGACTAATAAAAGGTACAGGATACTTAAACGTAAGAATAAGAGAATACTAATGGTACAAAAAGTAATTACAGGCATTGTTGTCTTAGGGGCATTTTTAATAGTAGCAGATACACTACTATTTATTATTAAGAACAAACGAAAATAACATGAAAAGATCACAACTGGTAGGTATAATTAAAGAAGAGCTTCAAGGGTATTCAAAGTACTTAGGAAAAACAAAGGGAGGAACACCTGATGAATTCATGCAAATTCTAACCAAAATTGCAAAAGGAGAAGATGAGAAATATCAAGGAGATCCACAAAGAGGAAATGCAATTTTAGATAAGGCAAATCCCGACAATGTAGATAGAATTCTTAGAGGAGAAGATCCAATTTACGAAGGAGAAGGTGTTAAAAATGTTTACTCAAAACACCCATATATAAAAGACCTACTAAATGCTTTCATCCACCCAGACGGAACAGTTGGGTTAGCAATATACCCTTCAAAAGGAGGACTTCCAGTAAAACAAGCAGCAGTAATCCCAATGGATAGTTTCACACCTGAATATGTGGAAAAACAAGTATCAAGTGTATACGATGTTGATTCACAATTTAGACAAGGAATTCAACAGTTTGTGGATTCTGTACATAGCAATGGTTAGTATACTTCAAATACTAAGAGAAGTAATTGATCCTTCCCGAGAATATAAGGAAAGGGTAAATAATATTATCGACCAAGGAGGAGAATACTTAGGAGCAGGTGACTACGGATCAGTATACCTAGTCGGAAATATTGTGAAGAAAGTAACCTCTGATGAAGTAGAGATTGAACATGCTCAAATTCTACAAGGAAAAAAAACAAAGTACTTTGTACCTATTTTAGATGTAGAGGTTGTAAATCCAAAACTAGCAATAATCTCAATGCCAAATATGAATCCATATAGTGGAGAAATTCCCGAACAATTTATTGAGAAACTCGAACAAGAGGCAGAGAGTTTAGGAATAGATCCAGAAGAGCTAGATATCAGGCCTGATAACTTCATGACAGATGATAAAGGTAGTTTAAAAATGACAGACGTATAAAATATAAAACAAGGCTTGTTTATTCAAGCCTTTTTTCATATATTAAAATGTCAAACAGTTATGTACGTGTATATGAGCAGTAAAATACTATTAGGTTTCATAGAAAATGTTTTAGGAAAATCTCACAAAAGAGCTAGGGAGAACTATGCTTTTACCTGTCCAAAATGTAACCACCATAAACCGAAGTTAGAGGTAAATATGCATACCAATGAAAAAGGAGAGAATCCTTTTGAATGCTGGGTATGTGGGTTTAAAGGACGTACAATTAAGTCCCTACTTAAGCAGTTACAAGTACCTGCCGAACAAGCATATGAAATACTTAAATATGTAAGAAAAGGTGACGAAATAGGGTATGCTCCTGTAACTTCTGTAGAACTTCCCAAAGAGTTTCAAGCCCTATATACAGCATCAACCACATCTATTATAGCAAATAAAGTAAGGAGATATCTCTATAAAAGAGGTTTTACCGATAGAGACTTCCTAAAATATAATATAGGGTACTGCACCTCAGGAGAATATACCGGAAGAGTTATTATCCCTTCATATAATGAGAATAATCAATTAAATACATTTGTAGGAAGAACCTACGAAGATGCATACCACAAATATAGGGGTCCAGAGAGTTCTAAAGATATAATAGTCTTTGAGAACCTTATTAACTGGGCCCAGCCCATAATCCTGGTAGAAGGGGTATTTGATGCAATAGCAGTAAAAAGAAACGCAGTACCAATACTTGGTAAGTCTTTATCAAAATCTTTGATAAAAAAGATATTATCAAGCCAGGTAGAAGATATATATGTAGCCCTAGACAGGGACGCATTTAAAAAAGCACTCTCATATACAGAACAGTTTCTGAATATGGGAAAGAAAGTATATCTAGTAGATATGCAAGATAAAGATCCAAGCGAGATGGGCTTTGCAAGCTTTACTCGATATGTACAACAGGCAGAGGAAATGGACTTCGGAAAGTTACTCCGCTATAAACTATCATAATATGATACAAAAAGGACAAAATGTTCTATCAGAGCATGCTAAAAAAAGATTAGATTTTAAACCAGAACTAAAACAAATTAACTTCTTAGATAACAGAGTCTATCAAAGATCGGAGGAACTATTCTACCCTTCTGTTACATCTATCCTTCAATACATGCCAAAGAATAAATTCTTTGAAAACTGGATGAAAGATGTAGGCCATAATGCAGATATCATTATGAGAAGAGCTGGAGATGAGGGTACTCAAGTACATAATGCAATTGAAGAACTACTGGAAGGAAAAGAAATTCAGTGGATGGATGATTATGGGAATGCTCGATATAACGAATTGGTTTGGGGAATGATACTTAAGTTTAAACAATTCTGGGATATAGCAAAACCGGAATTAATATTTACAGAGGAGTTTACTTATTCCGACGAGCACAGGTATGCAGGTACTGCTGACCTAGTTGTTAAGATAAATGACGAGAATTGGCTAATTGACTTTAAGACATCTAACAGTCTTCACAAATCGTACGACCTACAGCTTGCAGCTTATGCTAAATCTATTGAAGAGACAAAGGAAATTAAAATAGATAGGACAGCTATACTTTGGTTAAAAGCTGCTACAAGAGGGGAAGATAAGAGTGGTAAGAAGATACAAGGTAAAGGGTGGGAATTAAAAGTAATCGATAATATAGAAGAGAACTTTGAATTATTTAAGCTGATATACAGGTTGTACGAAATTGAAAACCCAACAACAGAACCTAAATTTATAAGCTACCCAGTCTCTATTAAACTTTAATACTATTTATTTAATATAACCGTTGGATATTAGGAGAATATTAACACACACATAAACATTAGATAAATGATACTTAACTTTGTTGAACAGTTTAAAAAAGACTTTCAGAAAAAAGAGATTTCAATAGAAAAAAAAATGGCAGATACAATCGATAAGGTACTTGTGAACTTTTCTATAGAAACAGCTGAAAGAGCGCAAATAAAAGAAGGAGCATCAGGAACACCCATTGCTGCTTCATCAGCGATATCTTCAAAGGATAGGGCAGACCTAGAACATTTATACCAGGAGTTAAGAAAATTAGTGGATACTCATAAGTTTAACTTAGATTTTCAACAAGATAGAATTTACATTACAAGAGTAATGGATTCACAACTAGGATGGGATTATACCCCATACCAAAAAACAATGCCGGAGAATGTACAGGAGAAGTTTAACTATTCTCCGTATATTGCTTCAATCTTGGAGTACATGATTGACCAAGGTATGAATATAACACCTCTTCCGAATATTAAAGTAAGAGAAGATGAAGAAGAAGCTAAAAACTTCTTCGGTAAAACAGCGTACTATAGTCCAAATGGGAAAGAAGTAGTACTTTTTACTTTAGGAAGACACCCTAAAGACGTATGTAGGTCGTTTACTCACGAAATGATTCATCATATGCAGAACCTAGAAGGAAGGTTAGAGGGAATTGGTACAAGTAACACTAACGAAGATGATTACCTTAGGGAAATAGAAAAAGAAGCTTACCTAGAAGGAAATATTATATTTAGAAATTGGGAAGATAGTATAAAGAGTTAGAAAGAAAAATAAGTTATGATAAAGAAAAAGGTTACAAAAAGGGATATTGCTAATTATATCGAACAGTTTATAACAGCAATAGAGCAAATGTACGGAATGTCAAACCACCAGAAATGTTTTCCGTATATATACGTGAGTAGCGATACCCCGGACGATGTCAAGGGAGAATTCTGCTACATACTAAACGAAATAGTTGTATACTATAGGAATATTAATAGCTTAGAGGAACTGGTAAGAACAGTGATACATGAATACCAGCACTACCTACAATCACCGTCGTGGATGACAAGGTATTATAAGCAAGGGTATACATATGATAATCACCCGTACGAAGTAGCGGCAAGACAGCAAGAAGAAAATTGGAGTAAAATATGGGAACAAGCCTTATAGAGTTATTAGAAGCATACCCCACCTACCAGATATACTGTGACATGGATGGAGTATTGACAGATTTTGAAAATAGATTTGTTGAAATGTTAAGACAGGAAGGTCCAAAATACTATTCAAAAGAAGTTATAAACCAAGTAACTCGTCCAAAACATTTTGAAGCATTAGAAGGTGCAGAAGAATTTTGGAACTTTATAGATAATCATATAGGACTAGAATTTTGGTCAGGTATGAATTGGATGCCAAATGGAAGACAGCTATGGTCTTTTATACAGCCATATAGCCCAATAATACTGACATCACCATCAAGACAGAACACATCAAGACTGGGGAAGAGAATATGGGTAAAGGATCATCTAACACCAGCACCTCCTGTCGAATTTAGATTTGGAGATGCTAAGTCGGATTTTGCAAACCAAAAAGCTATACTAATAGACGACAAGCCTTCAAACCTACAAGCATTTACTGCTAAAGGAGGGATAGCCCTAGAGGTGAAGGACGGAGAAATACAATCAGTTATTAACACATTAAAAGAACTTGGTTATGGGCGAGAGCTTACTTAAAAAAGAATTCAAATCAAAAGACGTAAATAGAGCAAGAAACCTTATCACAAAAGACTTCTCAGCAAAAACCGTAGACGGAACAGGTTACGAAAAAGCCTATACTGCATACAAAGAAGGAGATATCTGGGAAGAGAGTGGTAGAACTTGGACTATTAAGAATGGTATAAGACAGAATATTACAAAATTAGATGCTGCAAAAAAGGCATTACAAATACCGCTAACATGTCCGAAATGTGGAGGCCCTATGAAGCACCATCTTGCACAGAAGATGTATAAAATTCATGGTTTTTGTTTCGATCCATGCACTGTAGAGTATGAAGCAGAATTAAGAAAAGCAGGATTATACGATAGTTATGAGAAAGCTATGATTAGAGGAAGCTTACAAGCGTTCTTACAGGATGTAGAGGCATTTATACTAGATAGTATAAACACTACGGATACTTTTGTAACTGAACAGGGGGATGTAGAGGCTTGGAATAATAACACAAGTCAGAGAAACAACCAATTAACAGAGGGGTTAAAAGATTTTTTACAACACGCTAAAAGACATTTAGAAGATTGACGATATTTATTGTAAAAGATAAATTACCATGGCAAAAGCTAAAACATCTTCTACAGTTGCAAAAGTAGACACACCAAAAGTATCAAGACCAGGCGTTCATGCTAAATCTAAGACATCTTCTCTGAAGAGTTCGAAAAACTATAAAAAACTATACCGTGGACAAGGTAAGTAAGGCATATATAGCACAACTAATTAAAGAAGTTTTATCTGAAGAAAAAGCAGACAGATGCTTGCGTATCGCTAGAACAAAATACGATAAACCCTCAGCATACAGATCAGGGGCTATTGTAAGATGTAGAAAAGGAGATATCTGGAAAGATATAAAAGAAGCAGATGATCCTCAAGCCGGTAAGGCAGCACCATATGGTTCAGGATATGCAAAAGTAAAACAAGCAATCCAGGAACTACTACAAGAAGATGAAACCCTTCACAAATGGTTTTCAAGAAAAGGAGCAAAAGGTAAATCTAAAGGATGGGTTGACTGTAATGCACCTGATGGAAAAGGAGGGTATAAATCCTGCGGAAGACAAGAAGGAGAAAAAAGATCAAAATACCCAGCATGTAGACCAACACCTGCTCAATGTAGAACAAAAGGAAAAGGTAAAACTTGGGGTAAAACCAAATAATATGAAGCTACTACAATTATTAAAAGAAGCAAAAGAAGTACTAGAAGACTTTGCTAAAACTAGAGGAGAAGGTGCTGCAAAAATAGCATCAAATGCTAGAGAAAAAGGAGGATTAGCTCTACTAACCTGGCATCATTTTAAAGTGAAAGCTCCTTATTATAGAAAAGCTTCTGAAGGAAAACTCGATTTTGAAAAGGCAAAGAAAGAATTTGAAGAAACCTATAAAAAGATTTCTTTAGATATGTCTCAAATTGAATTTCAAAGAGAGGTAGGACGCTTAGAAGTATTAGGAGAACTGTTAATAAAAAACAAATAATGTCAACACTAAATACATCCATAACACATTTCTATGCTAAGATGAGAGTAGAACACCTCTACCAGCATGACGGGAGAGAAGGTATGCAAGATGTAATAGTATTCGGAGCACAGTCTGTAGGGGGAAGAGCACTTACCTTTCATGTAATGACTGATGAAGGAGCTGTTAGATCGAGAGTTCCAATTCATATGCTTGCTTGGAAAGATGATGCTCCTAGAATGGCTTTAGACCATTTACAATTATGGGACTGTTTTGGACATGATGTATCATGTACAGTGTATGACTACTTACTGCAATCAAGAGTAAAAGCAATATTTAAAGACGGGAGTAAAGAGTGGGGAAATTATATTATGACTTTTGACTGGTACAATAATCCGTACTCTAACGAACCAACACAATATAAAGCTGCACATCTAATTAAATTAGATAACGGAAACTTCACTCTTCAACCTAATAATAGGTTAATGTGGAGAGATATGTCCTTTGTAACTCAAACATTTCCAGATAAACCGGATTGGATGATTGATAATAAAGAATGGTTTTGTGAATCAGTTTCAGATAAATGGACAATGGAAAAAGGTAATGAAAACATATACTACTATACTCTAGAGAATGAAAAAAAATCAGATAAAAAAAATAATTAAGGAAGTATTAGATTCAACAACAGTTGCACCTAACAACCTACCGGGAGGACTATCACAGTACGCAACTATAGGAGATTTAGCACAAATGCACAAATTACCTATCAACCGTATTATACAGCAAATAATAAAAGGGGTTAAAGTTGAGATGGAGCACACCACAGATGCTGACATAGCAATGGAAATTGCCTTTGACCATGTATACGAAGATCCGCAGTACTACGATAAACTATCATCGATAGAAGAGATGGCAGATATGAGGTCTGTAGAGAGGTATGCGGATGATGAGCTAGACCCTGTAGATTTGGAATTTGGAAAACACTTCTTCGATAGATTAGTAGATCCTAGAAACGGAAAAGAAATTACAACATCAGAACTATTAGATTTTTTTGCAAGACTATCAAACAAAAAAGAGCAGTTTATTAATTTTATCAAAAAGTACCATGAATTTGTAGTTAAGGATAGGAGAACAGATATAAATATTCCATTCATGTCACAAGTTAATCAAGCTATTGCAAAGACGATAATGAGGAAACCTAATTTTATGACATCTAATCCGGTAATAGCACTAGAAGAAGGAGTACATGACCCCGTATCGCCTGGTATTTTAAAAAAAAGATTAGGAAAACTTTCATGTACAAAAGTGATGCAGGAGAGAAATAAGTTAGAAGACAAAGGAACACATTATGCAAAAGCATTACAGAGGTACTTAAACTACCACTGTCAGTAAAAAGTTATACTATTTATTTGTATATATGAACATAAGTACCTATCTTTAGATAATCGAAATATGAAAAAATTAATGAAACTAGTAGAAGAAAAGACAGCTTTTATACAGACAGCAAAAGGTGAGAAGAAGACAATGGACTACCAAACTGATCAAGAACTAACATCTTTAAAAAATAACCAAGATATCAAATCAATTGAGACAGGAGATGGTAAGAAGATAAAAGAAGAGGTAATTAGAAAATACACCACTGAGGAATCTGCAGCTGTAGGAAAAGAAGTAGCTAAATCATTAGTTAAAGTATTACGAGCTCAAGGAGATGAGTTAAAAGCAATTAAACTAACTGGACTAGGGGTTAATAAATTTAACATACACGTTCAGTATGGACAAGACAAAGGACACGATACTTTTAGATTTACACTGGACCCACAAACAAAGTCAATAAACCTAGACATGGGTAATGAGGATATGAAATTGTGTAATTTTTTAATCACTCAAGGAAACGAAGTATCTCTTACAACACCAGCGCTAGAAGACAAGCTATCAGATGCAATGGTAAAATATGTATCACAACCTTCAGATGAAGAGTATGATGATATGGCAGCAATGCAAGCACCAACAGATCCTTCACAATTAAATAAAAACATAGCAGAAGACTTAGATGTAGGACATCAAGACAACGAACCAGCAATGCTAAAAAGTGATGTATACAGAATTGCTAAAATGGCTTCAATGCTATACAAGCAATTGGATGCATACGAAAAAGCAGGAGAAGTAGATTTTCCACACTGGTGGCAAGCTAAAATTATAAAAGCATACGACTATTTACAAGCAGCTTACGGATATTTAGATGGAGAAGAAAAAACAAATCAAATAGACAGCACAGTTATAACTACAATGGCTTTGAATGAAAAGAAAGGTACCTGTTGCCATAAATGTGGACATACTCACGTAAAAGGAACAGCACATCCAACTCCATACAATACAGGTAAAAGTAACTGCAAATATAGAGACTAATGAAAAAATCGGATTTAAAAAAGATAATATTAGAAGCATACGTAGAGGTATTAAGGGAAGCAGAAGCACCTGTGCTAAAAACATCTACACAAGAAATCTTAGGAAAATTTCCTCCAGTACAAAAGACTTTAAAAACATTAATGACTAGTGAATTTGATGAGTTTGTAGAAGATGTAAAATGGCTATCACCTAAACCATCTACTTTTCAGGTTGTACTTAAAAACGGACAGTCATTCAAGTTGAAGTGGACAGGCAAACCACAAAGCAGTAAGTTAGACCCAAACGACCCGGAATACTACTTGCAGTTTGATGCAAATATAGAAGGTAAATCATATCATTTAGCAACTACTTCAACATATCAACAAGCACTTGACAGCCTAAACAGAATACTTAGAGACGGACCAATTACCCAAGGTGAAGAACCAGGAGGAGAAGACTTTGCAGCAGAACCACCAGCAGGAGGAGCAGGAGGAGAATTTCCAGGTGGAGAAGCAGGTGGAGAAGCACCAACTGAAGAAACACCTTTTGAAGAACCAACAGGAAGCCCAGAAGAAGAAACACCAACAGGATTATAGGTATGAAATTATTAGAGATAATACAGACAATACACTACAAAGAAAGGAAAGAAGATAGATCTCAAATAGTAGATATACAGGTTCCTTCCGAAGCATTAACACCTTATACAAGAGAGAAGGTTATACCGAATTTAAAAAATCTTATACGAGAAAGGTTACTAAAGGTATTAAGAGCTTTTGAGACATCTACAGCAAAACAGGCAGGAAGTGTAGTTAAAGCACTGCCGATACTTACTCCATATTTGCAAAATAACGGAAAAAACTACCCTATATACCTAGTAACAAAAACAAGAGATAAAAACAAGGAAAATACAGGTAATACCTACGTAATTGTTAAGATTGGAGATAGCCTGGTAACAGTGATGGTAGTGCCGAAAGGTGCAGACCTGGTAACACAGACAAGAGAGCATTTAGAGGAAAAAGTTGCTAAAGGTGAAGCAGATCCTAAAGTACTGACCTATCCAATAGATATTGGTAGAACTATAAACTCAGACTACATTATAGACATAAAACAAGCAGCAGATGATATTGAGATTGGGTTAGACAAGGCAGAAGTAACACAAGAAGAACTTCCATACAAAATAAGAACGGACTATAGAAAAGACGCTACATTTACACATGACAATTACGGAACAGGGAAGATTGTAAATACATCATCTGGAGTAAAAGGAGACCCGGGAATAACAGGGAAGCTGGAGTGGGTAGATGTTAATTTTGGAAAACCATTCTTAAAAGCAGGCAAACTAACATCAGTTAGGAGAATAGACAATGTATACACAACCAGGTATTTTGCACATAGAGCACAATAACTATATCACTAAAAAAGTAACCTATTTATAAATAAAAATAAAAAACAATGGCAGATAATTTTAATTTAAGACAATTCTTAACAGAGAATAAACTTACAAAGAATGCAAAGCTTCTAAAAGAGCAAGTTTCTTTAAACGGAAAACCAGTAAACACTAGATCAATCGAAATCGAAGGAATAGACAGAAATGACTATCCAGATTTTGTAGATGCATATATTACTTATGCAGAGTATGAGGATGGTACTCCATTATCAGACGAAGAGTTGATGAGCTTGGAAGATGAGAATTATGGATTAACAGGAGAATTAATACATGATAGTCAACTTTATTTACAAGAGAAAAAACAAATGGATGTTGAAGAAGGATTAAGTGAAGGAGGTTATGATAATTCGGAAGAAGTGGGAGATGTTTACGAAGAAGCAATACGAAATGTATTAGGAGTAAATGCAAAAGAAGAGGTTGTTATGAAAATCTACGATAAGATGCATGATGCCGGTATAATCAAAGGTACAACAACTATAGATAGTGCAGAGCAGGAAGTAAGAAGTTGGATTAAGGCAAACAGTTCAGTAATGGAAGCAAAACAATCTCCAAGAGAAAACTACTTAACTCGTTTAGTAGAAAACGCTTTAGGAATCGATGACGAAGAAGAAGACTTCATTAACCCAGGTAACACACCAGAAGAGGATATAAATAGAAAAAACTACTTAAAGACGTTTGGAACACCACCTACCACAGTACCAGGAGATGAAATGGCTAACGAAACAGTAATACCTGAATACCGTACAATCGATGAATTAATGAAAAGCATCGACCACGGAACCAACGAGGTAGCAGAAAAGCATAAAATGGAGCAAATGAAAAAGATTGCTCAAATGTTAAGAGATAAAGCAAAGAAAATGGAAGAAAGTGAGCATGCTGCACACATTAGCCCAAAAGACTTAAAGCAATTAGCAACAGATGCTGCAAAGTTAGAAAAAGCAGCAGAAAAGTTGAAATCAGCATTTGATAAGAAATTCAACAAAAAAGAAAAAACACCTGCAGCTCCAAAAGCAGAAAAAGTAGAAGCATTACAAGAAGGAACTTTTGATTTAAAAAAATTCTTAGTAGAAAATAAATTGACTGCTAGTTCAAGATTGGCGGAAGAGGTTGATAATACGGCATCGGGATATGAGAGATTACATGCTAAAGTAGATAACCTAGATAGAAATACTCAAGTTAACGCTTACCAATTATTAGATTTTGTTAACAGCCTAGGAGGAAATGCAGAGGATGGTATGGTTATTGATGCTATATTTTATGCTGCTCAAGACAATAATGCAGATGAATTAATATCTATCCTAGCCGATACTATGGGTGAAGGAGGTGGTTCTAATGATCCTCTTGCATTTGACGGAGTATTCACATATTCAGACATTGAACAAGCTTTAAGTGGGAATGAAATGTCTGATGATTTAAAAAGTCAAATTTTAGACAATGATCTAATAAGAAACCTAGAAAGAGGATAATTTATAGATAGTACAGCAATTTAGCCCACCCCATAAAGGTGGGTTTTTTTATATCCCTATATTTATATTATATACATATATAATATGTCACAACAAGATATAAAACAAATAGTTGCACAAGAGTACATAAAATGTGCAAAAGACCCGGCTTACTTCATGAAGAAGTATTGCTATATTCAACATCCAACCAGAGGTAGAATCTTATTCAACCTCTATCCATTCCAGGAAGGAGTTCTTCACTTATTTAGAGATGAGAAGTTTATAGTAACTCTTAAATCAAGACAGCTAGGAATTTCTACATTAGCCTCGGCCTACGCTCTATGGTTAATGATCTTCTATAAAGATAAAAACGTACTAGCACTTGCAATTACCCAAGCAACGGCTAGGAACCTTGTAACCAAAACAATTTTCATGTACGAGAATCTACCAAAATGGTTACAACTACCCTTCACAGAGAAGAATAAGTTATCTCTTAGACTTAAGAACGGCTCTAAAATTACAGCTAAATCGTCAAACTCTGATGCAGCTCGTTCTGAAGCGGTATCGCTTCTACTAATAGATGAGGCAGCTTTCATCGATAACATTGAAGAGACATTTACTGCAGCACAACAAACTCTTGCAACAGGAGGACAATGTATGGCGCTATCTACCCCAAATGGTGTAGGAAACTGGTTTCACAAAACATGGGAAAAAGCAGAAGCAGGAGAGAATGGATTTATACCAGTTAAGTTAAAATGGGACGTACATCCGGAAAGAAAGCAAGACTGGAGAGATGAACAGACAAGGCAGTTAGGAGAGAAACAAGCAGCTCAAGAGTGTGACTGTGACTTCCTATCATCGGGGGATACTGTATTTGAAGTAGAGAATATGTCCTTTTATGAAGAAACATACCAAGTCGATCCAATGGAAAAGAGGGGTGTAGACGGAAATCTATGGATATGGGAAGCAGTTGATTATAATAAGACGTATATGGTTATTGCCGATGTCGCTAGAGGAGACTCTACCGACTACTCTACCTTCCATATTATGGATATAGACAGCTGTACACAGGTAGGAGAGTATAAAGGAAAGATATCCCCTAAAGAATTTGGAAACGTACTAGTGGGAATAGCTTCAGAATATAACGATGCACTACTGGTAGTAGAGAATGCTAACATCGGATGGGCAACTATTGAACAGATATTAGAAAGAGAATATAGAAACCTGTACTACTCGTCGAGATCGGATACGGAAACAGTAGAATCGTACATGGCCAAGTTTGAAAGAGATAAACTGGTACCCGGATTTACAATGTCGTTAAAGACAAGACCCCTTGTTATCGCTAAAATGACTGAATACATAAGGGAAAGATCGGTTATCATTAAATCTAAGAGGACTTTAGCTGAAATGAGAGTCTTCATATGGAAGAATGGAAAGGCACAGGCACAGACAGGGTATAATGATGACTTAGTGATGGCTTTTGCAACAGGACTGTATGTAAGAGATACTGCAATAAGACTTAGACAGCAAGGTATGGACCTAACCAGAGCTACTCTCTCTTCATTCACAAACCTTAATCAAAGAAATACTGCAGTTTACAATGTTGGTCCTATGCAGAATAATCCTTATCTTATGAAGACAGCTAATGGCGATGAGGATCTTTCATGGCTAATAGGATAAGTTACTATTTATAAATAAAACATTTTTAAAATGGCAGAAAGAAATCTTTTCTCTTCACTACAACGATTATTTGCAACAGACATACTAGTAAGAAACGTAGGGGGGGATGAACTAAAGATTGCTGATGTTAATCAAATTCAGACAACTGGTAAATACCAGACTAATTCATTACTGGATAGATTCTCACGTCTTTACATATACAATAATAAAAATATATTTAATCCAAACCTTAACTACCAAACGCTAAGGATACAGTTATATTCTGATTATGAGGCAATGGATACAGATCCACTTATTGCTTCCACTTTAGATATATTAGCAGATGAAGCTACCCTTAAGAATGATGTAGGCGAGGTACTGGCTATTAAATCTTCAGATGAAAATATACAGAGAGTATTGTACAACCTATACTACGATGTATTAAATATCGAATTTAACCTTTGGTCTTGGATTAGAAATATGTGTAAGTATGGGGACTTCTTCTTAAAACTAGAAATCTCAGAAAAATTTGGAGTTTACAATGTAATTCCCTACACAGTCTATAACATGGTGAGATACGAAGGGCAAGATCCTAAAGAACCAACCAAAGTAGTCTTTACAATTGACCCAGACGGATTAGCTTCTTCAGCAGATCCAAACTACATACCTAAAGCTAATAAATCAGTTATCACTCTTGACAACTACGAAGTAGCTCACTTCAGATTAATCTCAGACACAAACTACCTACCATACGGAAGATCCTATATCGAACCAGCTCGTAAAATTTATAAACAGTTGACTTTAATGGAGGATGCAATGTTGATTCACAGAATCATGAGAGCTCCTGAGAAGAGAACATTCTATATCAATGTAGGAACTATTCCACCAAACGAGGTAGAGCAGTTCATGCAAAAGACTATTAATAGTATTAAGAAAACCCCATATGTTGATCCACAAACAGGTGAATATAACCTAAGATTCAATATGATGAACATGATGGAAGATTTCTACCTACCAGTTCGTGGAGGAGATACTTCTACAAAAATTGATACAACAAAAGGACTAGAGTACGATGGTACAAACGATATCGAATACCTAAGAGATAAAATGTTTGCAGCATTAAAAGTACCGAAAGCATACTTTGGATACGAAAAAGACTTAACAGGTAAAGCAACTCTTGCAGCAGAAGATATCCGTTTTGCTAGAACGGTAGAGAGGTTACAGAGAATCGTAGAGAGTGAATTAACCAAAATTGGATTAGTGCATTTATACGCTCAAGGATTTACAGGAGAATCTTTAACTAATTTTGAAATAAAATTAACTACTCCATCTATTGTTTACGAACAAGAAAAGGTAGCTTTAATGAAAGAGAAAATTGATCTTGCTCGTCAAATGCAAGAAACAAAACTATTCTCTACAGATTACATTTACGATAACATCTTTAACCTATCAGAGGATACTTACAATGAAATGCGAGATCTAGTAAGAGAGGATGCAAAAAGAGACTTTAGATTATCTCAAATAGAAAACGAAGGAAACGATCCAATTGTATCAGGGGAATCTTACGGAACACCTCACGACCTGGCCTCTATGTACGGAAGAGAAAGAGGAGAACTACCAGCTGGATATAATGAAACAGAACCTAACCCGGAAGGAAAACCAAGAGAGAAATTCTCAATACTCGGCACTCAGAAAGATCCATTAGGGGGAAGAGACAGGTTAGGAGTACATGGAATGAAAGGCGGTTACCCAAGTGATAATGAGAATGTAAGAGAAAATACTAGGAACACACAGGCAGTCTATCTAAGAAACAAAGATATTTTTAAACCAGAAAAGAGGTTAATTTTTGAGAAAAAACAAGAGGAAATATCGGATTTACTTAATGAAGATAATATTAGAGATTTAGATAATTAATAGATATTTATAACAAAGACACTATTACTGTGAAGATAAAACATTCAAAATACAAAAATACAGGCCTTATATTTGAATTGCTGGTAAAGCAAGTAGCGGCAGATACCTTATCTAGGAAAGAATCCCCGGCTATTAAGGTGATTAAGAAATTCTATACAGGAAATACATCTTTAGTAAAAGAATTTAAACTGTACGATTTTATTATTAAAAATAAGGGAGTAGGTTCGAAAAAAGCTGAAACTATAGTATCAACAATTGTTGAGATATCTAGAAAGATAGACTTGGATTCTTTAAAGAAACAGAAATACGAGTTAATTAAAGAGTTAAAACAACATTACAACTTAGAGGAATTTTTCTCTATGAAAGTAGATAGCTACAAACCACTAGCAGCCCTTTACTGCCTACTGGAAGCACAAAACACCCCAGACTTATTAGATCCAAATGTATTTGTTAATAATAAAACTACAATACTGGAGCACTTAACACAGACAAAACATTCAGAGGGGGAAGTAAAAGATGCGTTAATTGAAGAGTATTCAAAGTTTGACAAAGATCTACGTCTTTTAACGTACAAAATTTTGTTAGAGAAATTTAACGACCAATATAAAGACCTGCTTCCGGAACAGAAAAATATACTAAAAGAGTTTATAGTTTCTGCAAACTCCTCAACAAGGCTTAGAAACTTAGTAAATGAGGAAATGGAGAAGTTAGCTAAAACTATTACTACGTTAAAAGAGAAGATTACAAACAGTGTAGTAAAAATAAAGCTAGAAGAGATTCAGAAGGGAATAACACCAATAAAAAATACACAAAAAGTTGACGATAACCACTTAGTTTCTTTAATGCAATACTACGAACTAGTAAATGAGTTAAAAAATCTATGAAAAAATCCGAAATAATAAAAGCAGTGCAGGAAGTTTTAGCTGAAATGTCTACAACAGGTACAGGAGCATCATTTACACCAGGAACAGGAGAGCAATACGGTACTCCTAATGCTTTTTCAAAAGGAACAGGAAAGAATAAAGCTACTAAGTATCTTGAAAAATTAGGGTATAAAACAGTTAAAAGACCGAAGAGACCTTCACATACAAAAATGTTTGAATACTTAGACGAAAATAAATAACATGAGAACTTTACAAGAAAAATATAACGGAATTCAAGAGGGAAAATTCTCTAAAGAACATTTCTTAGCTGAAGCTAGAATGCAACAACCACAACTTATAACTCGTTTCAACGGATACGATGATGCAGTCCAAATTCTTAAGAACAAAGGAATGATTGTAGAAGTTAGCACTGAAGAAAGTTTTAAAGACTACTCTAACGACGCACTTACAGATATGATTATCAACCTTTCAAGATATGAAGGTAATGAGGATATAATTGCAAGAGTTAAATCAGAATTACAAAGACGTAAGGGAGCTGTTAGAGAAGCCAAGCTTACTAAAAAGAGTTTAACAGACTATAGATATAAACCAACTAACGACATGGATAAGTATCCATACGAACAAATACTAAGAGGGTTAAGAGTTGAGTTAGAAGTTTTACAAGTACATGGAACCCCAACTGCAGAAGAATACAAGAAAGCTTTAGCAAAAGTTCTTAAGAATTTAGAAAAGGATTCAATATACTATACAAATCAATTAGCAGGAAACAATAAGAAGGTTGACCTTCATGATAAAATGGTAGATGCTACAGCAAAAAATACTGTAGATACTTTCAATGGAATGAAGAAAGTAAAAAATCTAAAAGAAGATCATACCAAAAAACCAGGTGATAAATATACTGTAAGATTCTCGAAAACAAACAACACATACCAGGTATGGGAAGGAGATCACTTAGTAACAGATTTTGCTACAAAAGAGAGAGCTAAGGCATACGCTGATAAAGAGAATAAAAGACAAGACTTATCTGAAAGTGTTTTAAAAGAAGGGATTAAAAACCTTATTAAAAAAGCTTTAGCGGAGGGTGAAGAGGATATTTACGAAATGCAAGGTCCTAAATCAGATAATGAATATAAAAGTGAATTAGCAGATTACCTAGATGATAATCAAATCTACGGATACACAAACAGGATCCACGATATCATGACAGGTCCAGATGAAGATGAAGCTTATAGAGAGTTAGCAGAGTACTTAGATGGAGAAGGAATCTACGGATATAACAGAGCAATCGAAAGTATCTACTCAGACTATCCATACGATGAGCATTGGATGAATCAACCAGATGAGGATGAAGAGTATAAAGGAGATCCAGGATACCAAGGATACGAATCACCATCAGACAGGGCAATGAATTCAGATGCATGGGTACAAGCACAGCAGGATATGATGGAAGAAATAGGAGCAGGTAAAAAAGTTACTTTTACTAATAAAAATGATGGTGAAAAGTACACAGGCACAGTTGTACGTGATTTAGGTAATGGTAGATTTACGTTCAGAGCCGAACAAGATGGAAAAGTATACAGTAATGATGGTATGGGTTCTAATTGGGTTATTAAAATTGACAAAGACATACCTGGCTTTGAAGGTACTAGAGATGCTTTAGATAATCTTTTTGAAGCTATAGAATTTAAAGATGAAGTAGGAGGAAATTTAATGCTCAATAATGCAGCTAAACAAGTATATCAATATATTAAAAAGAATGGATTCCCGGTAAGATTAGTTACAGATAAAGGACAAGCAATTGGTGACTCAAATCCAAATTTTATAGTATCTACTAAAGTAGAGTATTTAACTAAGTTTAATGAAAAACCTGATGGATTAGCTGGCTTAAAGCAAACCATTACTAAAGTAGGTATTGCAGACGGTGGAATTTACATATCAGGAATAGGAACTAACGCACCAGTTGTAAAAGATAAGTTAGATGGATTACAGTCAACAATACTTTCTTCTTTCAACTTTCTCGAAAAATCAGGAGAAGTACAAGCAGGTCCAGGCGGAGGAGGTTTTGCAGTTAGAATTAAACCAGACATGCTTAAAAAAGGCCAGGTTACAGAGTCTAGAAGAGTAAAATCGCTATCTGAATTATTAAACTAAGAAAGATGAACAATCCACTATTAATAAACGTAACTCCTTTCAAAGGACTTCTTACCGAAGTAAAAGACAGACCAGGTGTATTTGAAGTGACAGGAGTTATGCAAAGAGCAGGAGCAAAAAAATCAAAACGGAAGAATCTATAAAAGAGAAATACTTGAAGATCAAGTAAGAGAGTATATAGAGAATTTTGTTAAAGTAGGGAATGCTTACGGAGAATTAGATCACCCAGAATCAGCAATTGTATCATTAAAAAACGCATCACACGTTGTAAAAGACTTGTGGTGGGAAGGTGATGACTTGATGGGAAAAGTTGAATTACTAAACACACCTTCAGGAAACATCGTAAAAGAAATACTAAGAGGAGGGCATACAATAGGAATATCTTCTCGTGGAACAGGATCAGTACAGCAAACAAACGAAGGAACTTTAATGGTTCAGCCAGACTTTGAATTAGTATGCTGGGATTTCGTTTCTAATCCTTCTACACAAGGAGCATTTATGAATCCAATTTCATTGAATGAAGGAAAACAAGCAGCAGGAAAATACGATAGATTAGATTCTATTATTAACAATATATTAAGAGCATAATGAAAAATAATTTTGACATACACCAATGGCAAGCAAAACATCTAAACAAAGCATCTTTGAGTGAACAAGTAACTCAAGATACAGTAGCACTTGAAGTAAAAAGGTATTTAAAGATTGCACTAGACGTAATAGAAGAGTATAAGGAAGCAAATCAAATAGCTTCTAATGAAAACGAATTTAACGATGTTGAAATTCACATAGAAGAAGCATTATCAACATTAGGTCATATATCCTAACAACAACACAGCCCACCCCATACAGGTGGGTTTTTTATGTTTTGAAAATATATGTATATTTATATTCGAATATATCACGACACTTATGTGATATCTACTACAAAGTAAAATATTATTACGTCTCACATACTACAATAGACGTACGACAAACAAACACAAATCAAAATGTCAAACAAAGATTTATTAAAGCAAGCTATTGCTGAAGCGAAAACTATTCGTGAAGCTGCAATCGCAAACGCAAAAGAAGCTTTAGAAGAGACTTTAACTCCACATCTAAAAGAAATGTTAGCTCAAAAACTTCAAGAAATGGAAGATTCAGATGAGGAAGAGGATTTCGGAACTAACGCTGTAACAGGTGAAAAACTTCCAAACCCAGCAGATCAAATTGTTGCTGAAGAAGAGGAAGAAGAAGAAGGTGAAGAAGAAGAAACTGAAGAAGGTGAAGAAGAAGATATAGACGTAAAAGACATGTCTGTAGAAGAACTTAAAGACCTTATCAGAGACATCGTATCACAAGAAGTAGGTCATGATGAGTCGGAAGAAGAAATGCCAGGTGAAGAAGCTCCAGAAGGAGATGACATGGTAGGAATGGATTCTGAAGAGGAAATTGATATTAACGAATTATTAGCTGAATTAGCTGAAATGGAAGGAGAAGTTGAAGAAGGAATAGGATCTGCAGTTAGAGGTGTAGTTAACAGAGTTAAAGACAAAGCAGAAAAGGCATACGATGCTATTCAAAATGCACCTGAAACAAAATTCTCAAAAGTTCTAAGTAAAAAAATACCTGAAACTGAGCCACACTCAGGAGCCAACAGAGTATCTGAAGGAGAATTAGAAGAAGGTATGGAAGAATACTCAAGCGGTAAAGTAGATCCAATGTCAATGTTTTCTGGTAAAGAAACAGGTAAAGAGTTAGATGTTCAACTTGCTAACGCTGTTAAATCAGCTGCTAAGAAAGTAGGAATGTCTGTACAAGACTTTATGAAAAAACACATTCTAGCTCAACCAGGTGAAAAATCAGCACCAAGAGAAACAAGTTGGAACGAATCTGCAGAACTAGACGAAGCTTTAGCAACTGTAAAACAATTAAGAACTCAACTTCAAGAAGTTAATCTTTTAAATGCAAAATTACTTTATGTAAATAAAGTTTTCAAAGCAAACAATTTAACTGAATCACAAAAAGTAAATGTTGTAGCAGCATTTGATAGAGCAGAAACAGTTAAAGAAGTAAAATTAGTTTTCGAAACAGTTTCTAAAAATGTAGTTGCTAAACCAGTAACTATTAAGGAACATAAATCATTTGCATCTAAAGCAGTAGGTACTGCAGCAACAGCAGGTAAGAAAGAAATTATTTCTGAAGTATCTGAACAAGTAGCTAGATGGCAAAAATTAGCAGGAATTATAAAATCATAACACAAAACAAATTCAATTAAACAAATGGAATTAAATCAATTATTAGAGAGCTCTAACAATTACAAGTCTTTACAAGCAGATGCTGCTCGTTTAGCAGGTAAATGGAGTGCTACAGGTTTATTAGACGGTATTTCTAATGAAATCGAAAAAAATAGCATGGCTATGATTCTTGAGAATCAAGCAAAACAATTAGTATCGGAACAATCTTCTACAAATTCAGGAGGAGGTTCTTTCTCAGCTGGACAAGGTGAGCAATGGGCTGGAGTAGCTTTACCATTAGTACGTAAAGTATTCGCTCAAATCGCTGCTAAAGATTTCGTTTCTGTTCAACCAATGAACTTACCTTCAGGTCTTATTTTCTATTTAGATTTTAAATACGGAACTAACCAAGGAACATTTTCATCAGGAAATAGTATGTACGGTAACGTATCTGATGCAGGAGCTGCAAATAAAATGTCAGTTGACGAAGAAGTATCGGGAGGTTTATACGGTGCTGGAAGATTTGGATACTCAATTAACTCTGCATCAGCAACTACATTGACATCAACTTCTACAGTATCAGCAGCTCTTTCAGCTTCTATCGCATACCAATTCGGAGTTGCCCCATCAGAGTACAAAGCAGTAGCAGTACCTACTTCATCTTTCTCTAATCCAGACTTAGAAGCAGTAAGATCTTTCAGATTATTATCTGGATCAGTAGCAGTAGATGTAACTACTAACCCAGAATTAACTTTTGTATCTCAATCAGCAGGTGGAGACTTTATCGTATTCGTATCTAAGTTAGCAAGTGCAGGAGGTTCTTTAGGAGCAGCTACAATTGTTACAGGTGGTACAGTAATTTTCTCAAAACAACCGACTGATAACTCAAGAGGTGATTTCGAAGATACAACAGGTACGTTAAAAATACCAGAAATCAACGTTCAATTAGCTTCTGAGGCAATTGTTGCTAAGACAAGAAAATTAAAAGCTCAATGGACTCCAGAGTTCGCACAAGATCTTAACGCTTACCATTCAATTGATGCTGAAGCAGAGTTAACATCACTATTATCAGAGTACATCTCTATGGAGATCGACTTAGAACTATTAGATATGTTAATTACCGATGCAGCTACAACTGAAAGATGGTCAGCAGTATCTAACAGAAACTGGACAGGAACAGCTTGGACAGACAGTTCAGTTGCAGCAGGAGGTTACTATAACACTCAAGGTCAATGGTTTGGAACTTTAGGTACTAAAGTACAAAAAGTATCTAACAAAATTCACCAAAAAACTTTAAGAGGTGGAGCTAATTTCTTAGTATGTTCTCCAACTGTAGCTACAATCTTAGAATCAATTCCAGGATATGCAGCAGATACAAACGGAGATAAAATGGACTTCGCAATGGGTGTTCAAAAAGTAGGTAATTTAAACTCAAGATTTAGAGTTTATAAAAACCCTTACATGACTGAAAACGTGATCTTAATGGGTTACAGAGGATCTCAATTCCTTGAAACAGGTGCAGTTTATGCTCCTTACGTACCATTAATCATGACACCACTTATCTACGATCCAACTACCTTCACTCCAAGAAAAGGTATCATGACTAGATATGCTAAGAAAATGATCAGACCAGAATTCTACGGTAAAATCTTCGTTAGTGACGTAACTAAAAATGTCAGTTGACGAAGAAGTATCGGGAGGTTTATACGGTGCTGGAAGATTTGGATACTCAATTAAC